GCCCGGTGTTGAATCGGGGATATCGTCTGGCAACTCCGGTTAAAGCTTACAGTGGCAGACTATCGCTTATGTTTCCGACCTTTACGGCCACGTCGAAAGCCTAGAATATCTGGCAACATGTAGCTTCCTCCTTTCCAATTAAGGAAAAGGAATATCACACCAGATATGAGATTACAAGTCCTAAAACAGGCACTTATTGCGGAATATCAAGCACTTTTTTGCACTCAGGCGACATCCTCTCGCATATTTCTGACAGGTACAGGAGATCTTCAGGACGAACATTACGCATCTCGCGCATATCAATTACGACCTGTTCAAAGCCGCGATCACGGTAGCCATCGGAATATCCGCGATCGTATTCCACTCCCTGGCTTTCAGGAGGGTTCATTGATTGGTATATGTTGACAGGCTTCTGATAAAAGCCCTGGGAATACTTCCCATAGCGATCTTTGACATGTGGCGAGACATCCAGAAACGCCACCAGTCTTAACAGAAACCAACCAGATTATTTTCATTCTTCTATTCCGGCAGACGCTTTTCCGCCTCGTTTCATTTGCTGTTCCTGTTGCGCCTTGAACTTAGCCAGCATTTTCAGATCTTCGATCTTGGAAAGGTCATGCAGGATACCGGACTCGTAGATCGGAGCTATCATGCGGATCGCGCGCGACGGTGTTATCATATCCAGTTTAACGAGTTGGTTCGCTTCCATCTTCTGGTCCTCGATAAGTATCGGACTGGAAGAATGGCTTGCCACTTTCATCTCGATGTCGCTCGGAAACTCGGCCAGGTAAAAGAGTTTGCCATTAGTATCGACAAGTTTGTTGGTCGAGTACCGGCGCAAATTATGAAAGATCAAATCAGCTATATCCTCGGCACAATCTTCAACCACCAGTGACTTTTCCAAGATCTCAGAGGAGGCCATGCGGGCCATAGTGTTAAAGACCTGCTCGCCTTTGATGCCGGCATTCTGTTGCCCACGCAACATGTCGGGCAATTGCCCTTGCTCATTCAGTTGTTGCGCGATTGTCTGCATCATCTCGAAATCTTCGGGCGCAATCTCTGGCGGAAACTGTTGAAACTTGGCATTGGCATTCGGGATTGCCAGCCGGCCACCAGCCCGGTTTAGCGCGGCAATACGTTCTTCGAAAGATCCCGCGCCTCCGATCATCGCAGTAGGCGGTCGCAACCGTTTTCGAAAACGTTCATCCATCCCTTCCATCCGCATTAGATACCATTCCTGCAATGGCGAAATCTGCTCGATCAAACTCTGGCCCCAGAAACTTTCGGGATCTTCGTCTGGGCACACCTTGACGTAGGGCAACATGCCCGGCACCCCGATCGCGCCTTGGGGCCTATCTCTAAGTATCATCGACCCCGAGATCGTGAACACGCGCCAATCTCCTAAGATATCGTCAAAGAGGCGTAATTCGTGAAACACTGCGGCGATGCGCGCCCGGTCATCTTCATCAGCCCCGGTCATTGTCGGCCAGTTTTCTGGCCTAGCCTGGAACATCGTCGCCCCGCCCGCCATGCCGCTGATGCGGGAGAAACCACCTTGGGCGTCTATGCGTTGGAACTCAAGGTTGTGCAAGACTTCAGAAGGGTTCTTAACGCCCATGAGCCACCGATCAAGTTCTTCCTCCGTATGATAAGATCGGACACAAACCGCTTGTTGACGTTCCATGTCCCACGCGCCCGTGCCGGTTTCACGAGACACGCCGAAATCGCGCGGATGAATCAGATCAACCCGAAGATCAATATCCCAGTTCGTGCGCACCTGGGTTTTAACTGACAAGATATTGCAACCTCTGACCAACGCCCATTTTACCGACATGGGAAAGAGCTTATCCAGCATTGATTTCCAACTCATTCGCACACAATCGCTCACCGCGTCGGCGCGTGCGTAGGTTTCCTCGTCAGCTTCTTCCGGGGGAATCTGCGGATAAAATTTGAGCATGTGCGGAATAAAGAGAAGGCTGGCTTGCCGGTTGACGATTGGCGCAGCCTTGTTGAGCCGGCCCCGGAACGCGCCGGAACTGCCGCGCCGGTACACCGCTTCGCGCCTGGTATAAGAAGAAGCGCGCGCGTTCATGGTCCGCGTGCAATACCAAAGCTGCTCGAATACGGCATCGTAAAGGCGCTTCTTATCTGTGGGCAGGATCATAATTCCACGAACGGAATATTCGGTATCTCAATCATGGGCGGCCAAAAGACTAGTTTGCCTTCCGGGTACCAAGGGTCCATGAACAATTCACAGTCTAAGAATGTCGGTAATTTTTCACCGTTTTCCTTCGTGACAAATCTCTGTTTGGTCAGAACGCTTTTAATAATTGTCGCCAAAGTGGCTGGACCACACCGGCATTCTTTACGCTCTGCCCATTTCTCCGATCCGCCATACTTGATAATCTCGTTCGTGATAAACCAGTCGATGTACTCAAGAACTTTATCTGGATGAATTTTCATTCTCTATGCCTGGCTACGATCAGGGTTTTGTCTTTGAGCGTGTTCTGTTTTTGGCGCGCGCTGAACTGTGTTCCGACCTCGAAGGTAGGATGCACTGCGGGAGGCGCCCACGGCTTCCCGTCCATCTTCATTGGAACGTCAACTGGCACGCCGGCGAACGCGGAAAGGTCGCGGCTCATCTGGGCCGGGTTAGTGTACGCCTTGATCGGAAAACTGCGCCCGCCCGGGTTAGTGTTCGGCGCGGAATCGTAGCTGAGTTGGGGCCGGTTAGCGAACGAACAGACCGGGATCTTCTCGCCATTAGGTCCTTCCTTATGCGTGCAATCGGTAATCTTGAGATGCTTGAAATTGGACTCTAGACATGCGTCATAGGAGCGAGCGGAATGCGGCGTAGTCTTCCCACCTGCATACCCCGGAGGGCGCCCGCTACCCAGACACGATTCGATACCTCCGACCTTGTGTGACAACCCGCCGCAACGACCACACACGTCAAGGACAGACTCAAAAACGTGCCCGCACTTGGCGCACTTAAAAGTCGCGAACAAACCTCTCATAGGATCACTTCTTTCCCGTCGCCTTGATCGACTCCTTCTTGCAGTGCTTGAATGACGTGGTCTCGAGTCTGTTCGCCAACGATAAATTCGCGTTGCCTGTTTCCATCAACGTCAACGATTGTGATATCCCATTTACTCGTCATACCGTTCACATCTCCATTTCAGCCATGACCTGAATCTCCTGCATCTTTGTGCCACATAGCTTTGGCGGGCTAGCTCCTGTTTCTTCCGGTTCTCGGTCTGAATCTTATTTATGCTCAAGGGTTTCGCCCACCAAATTACTCTTCATACTGGTTATGAGAATCGTCTATCAAATCGAATTGCGCAATCCACGGTTCATCGTCGATATCCCGATTCTCCGCAGCCGCTTCCAGTAACCCTTGGCGCCAGGCCTCGAAACGCGCGGTCAAGAGTTCTTCGGGCTTAAGGAACTCTTTGCCTTCCTCTTCCATTTTAGCGCACAGATCGTTTGAACTGAACTTCGCGTCAGTGCCGATATCGATCTCTTGGAGCTGCGCGTATGCAAGGCCCGCACACGCCATGGCCATAATCCGGTGATTAGACGGCGGCACATCGATCTCACCATTGCGTAGTTGGGTTATTCTGGCACAATCCCGGATCAACTGGTCACTAGCCATGTCCAGGTGTTCGGTATGGATCAGGTCACGAAGAAGGTTCAACATCCTGATCTTGTTTTTTCCGGTTGTTTCCCAGTGGACAAGAGTTCCGCGCGCATTACTGTCGGGCCGGATATACTGGTAATGGGTAAGTTTCTGGAAGTAGCGGATTAGTGTTGGAGAGTATCCGTAGGCTGCTTCGTTCTGAAGCCGTTTAAGTTCGTCATAGGTCTGGATACCTCCGCCTTGCAGCTCGATACACAGATGCGCTCCTGACTTATCGCTGGAGTACGCTCCGGCAATATGAAGGATCACCCAGGCAAGTTCGACGGTGGTGAGTTCGCGCGCCAGGAACTCAGCTACCTGAATGCATTTATCGCTGTAACATTGAAGCACCTGAATACAGGCGTGATCGCCTTCCGGGTTCGCGCCATGAGCCGGGTCAACCCCGATCGCGTACCGGACCCGGTCGCCGGTGACTGGTTCCGCGTAACAGACCAGATCGTAATAATGGACTTGCGGATCAACCTCGATAAAATCCGTGTTCTCGAATTTGACGCCATCGCCGCGATCGAAGAAGAAATAACGTTTAGGCCGTTCACGCATCTCGATGACCTTGGTAGCAGCGGCCGAGAGTTTCCGGCCGTCGATAAAGTTTGACCCGCCAAATATCCATGCGTCTTCGGGTAGAGGCGGATACTCCTGATACATCAGGGCGGTGTTCTTTTTCTTTTTCTCTGCAAGATGCTGGCGCCACCAGCTAATTTGGGTAGGTCGAATATCGTGCCCATATCGAACTCGTACTCCTTCGACCCATCTGGCCTCATCGTAAGTGTAACGAGGAAGAGGGTCCCAGTACCCTTGGTGGAATTGAGCTTGTAAAGGGTCCGATAGATCGTGTTCATAAAGGTGATGCAGCCACCATCCTAAGAATATGGATTTTTGGCTGAGGTTGTCCGGTTTCTCAGCTCCCTCAAATAACTCTTTAAAAAGGTTCGGGCCGCGACTCGTTCCCGCGAAGACGTGGAGGGATTTCGGGTTACGTTCCGAAAGTGAACTAAAAAGCGAGCCAACTCCTTCCTCGTCAGTCCAGCTTCCAATTTCATCGCCCCAAGTACAGCGTATAGGTAGACCGCGCCCGAGCCCACCTTCGTCGTTTGAGTTGGCGTTAAGCCAGTAGATTGTCGATTCATTCTTGAATCCGGCAAATTCCTTGTTGTCATCGGGCATCTCCACTTTCCATTTCGGGTCATTGATCGATCGGTAATAACGTTTAAGCATCCCGCGGCTAACGTGTAGAAGCGCGTTAGAGTGGCTGATAAAAGCCGTCTGGGTGCCTGGATAACTGAAACAGACAAATTGCAGAGCGTTCAGTCCCAGCGTGGTAATCCCGCTCTGGCGGCACTTGAGGATGATAAAGGTGTTCTTGCCTTCGGCTAGGCCGGACTTCATCTCCTTGAGGGCATGTTCCTGGGGTCCGAAGAACTTGCTGAATGGGACCAAGGCGCTGGCTGGCTCCGGGGAATCGTCATCGTCGGGGGTATCAATGTCAGGGTCAAATTCCTTGGCCGGGATCTTGACGTGCCCGCAGAATTCCCGGAATAGCTCCACGTCGAAGAACGGTTTACGGATAGGTTTCAAAGCTTATTTTTGACACAACATACGGGCAAATCTTCTCAACAAACGATCGTCAGGCATGCGCCTAATAGCCGAAAGAATCGTCTGGGCATCTTCTCGCTTGGCTCCATCTTCTAGCCACTTTCTGATATTGTGATGCCGGGCGTGCGCCCTTAATTTACTTTCACTAGGATGATCGCTAAAACCTAGCCCGCTGCTCATTAATTTCATTTGACTCTTATCACTAGGCCAATTCTCATACTGGATATGACAACCCGTCAATCAGTTTTATTGGCTTTGTTTCTATCACTATCCACCTGCCTAGCGGCGCCGCCTACGGGCTACGTCTT